ACGTGAAGACGTCGAAGGACGCCAGCCGGGCAGAGTTCAGCAAGAGCATCGCCAACTTCGACTACCACGTGCAGGCAGCCTGGAATCAGGGCGCGCTGGGGGCTGATCAGTTCCTGTCAGTGGTGATCGAGTCTGAGCGGCCGTTTGCGGTGGCGGTCTATCCAGCCAGCGCCGAGCTGATCGCTGCTGGCCAGCGCCGCATCGAGGCGGCGATGACGCTGCTGGCCGAGTGCTGGGCCACGGGCAAGTGGCCTGGCTACGGCGACCTGGTGCAGGAGCCGATCGATCTGCCCGGGTGGTGCCGTGATTGAGCAGGAGCTGGCCGTGTACCTGTGGGCGATCGCCCTGGGCATGGCCTACATGGCGCTGCGGCGCCCGTGATCAGCCATAGGAGGTGCCACTGAGCACAGACCACACACTGCCCGACAGCCTGCAGTTCCTCGAGCCGCCGACGGTGGTGGAGGCGCTGCAGGGCCTGGAGCACCTGGCGGCCACGATTCAGATCCTCGATGAGCTGAGCGAGGCCGACCAGGACGCGATCGACCGATTGTTCCGATTCATTCAGTTCCGACGATGACCCAGCAACAGAACAACGACCTGGCGATCCAGGTAACCAACGTCCGCGCCGACCTGGGGCGGATGAGCAGCGAGTTCAAGGCGGCCCTGCCTGCAGCGATCCCGGTGGAGCGGTTCATCCGCACGGCGGTGACTGCGGTGCAGATGGACCCTAACCTGCTGACGGCCGACCGTCGCAGCCTGTATGGGGCGTGCATGAAGGCGGCGCAGGATGGCCTGCAGCTGGACGGCCGCGAGGCGGCGCTGGTGATCTTCAAGGACCGGCGCAGCGGCAACAGCAAGGTGCAGTACATGCCGATGGTGGGCGGCATCCTGAAGAAGATCCGCAACAGCGGGGAGATCAGCACGATCACCTCGCATGTGGTGTATTCGGGCGATGAGTTCGAGTACGAGCTGGGCGACGACGAGCGGATCTACCACAAGCCGGCGATGGAAGATCGCGGGCAGCCGATCGCGGTCTATGCGATTGCGAAGGCGAAGGACGGCGGCACGTACCGCGAGGTGATGAGCGTCGCCGAGGTGCGCAAGGTCCAGAACGTGAGTCGCTCGCGTGACAGTGGGCCGTGGACGACGTGGTGGGATGAAATGGCCAGGAAGACCGTGGTGCGACGACTGGCCAAGTACCTGCCCAGCTGCGCGGACATCGACCAGACGTTCGAGAGCGACAATGCGAACTATGACATCCGTGTGTCAGAGCCGGGCAGCAATGATGTGGTTGCAAGCCTGAATCAACAAATCCAGCGACAGATTGCGCCTGTAGAAGTGCTGGATGCACAACCAGTCGCGCAGGTTGAGCCAACAACAACACCAGAGCCCGTGGAAGCGGAGCAGCTGGAAACGGTCCAGGACCCGCTCGCGGTCTTCTCACAGCAATAGGCAGAACATGACGGCAGACCGGGCTTTTCTGACGCCCAAGGAGCTGGCCCAGCGGTGGCGGCTCAACCATCAGACGTTGGCGAACTGGCGGCATAAACGCCAGGGGCCACCGTTCATCAGGATCGGCACGCGGGTGCTGTATCCGATCGAAGGTGTGATGGCCTTCGAGAAGATCTGTTCAGCCTGGCTGGACACCAACAACCAATCGCAACTCAATCCATGAACGTGATCACACTGGTCGGGCGCGCCGGCCGCGACCCTGAGATGAAGTACTTCGAGAGCGGCACGATGGTGGCCAACCTCACGCTGGCGGTGAACAGCGTGAAGCGCGATGAAGAGCCGGACTGGTTCGACCTGGAGATCTGGGGCAAGACGGCCCAGGTGGCGGCGGACTACGTGCGCAAGGGCAAGCAGATCGCGGTGAGCGGTCGGATGATGACGCAGCGCTGGACTGATCGGCAGACGGGGCAGCAGCGCTCGAAGCTGGTGGTGAGCGTGAACCAGCTGACGCTGCTCGGCAGCCGCGAGGATGGCCAGCAGCAGGATCCGGGGCCGGCCCAGGGAGGCTATGCGCAGGCCCCTGCGCAGATGGCACCGGCAGGGGCACCACCGCAGCAGCAGCACCCGGCCTACCAGGCTGCGGGCTGGGCGCCCAACCCTGCGGCCGGCACGGTGGCTGCGCAGCGCCCACCGCAGCAGCAGCAGGCGGCATGGAACAGCGCGCCGATGGCTGAGCCTGACGGTGACGGGATCCCGTTCTGAGCGGTGATCGAGGCGGAGTTCCTGGCGTCGCTGCGGCGGCGCCACCGCACCGAGCTGGTGATCACCCTGGTGCAGCTGGAGCAGCTGTGTCCAGGGTGGTGGGCCGACTTGGCCGAGCTGGCTGAGCAGCTGGGCACTGACAGGGCATCACTGAACCGATCGCTGACGAAGCTGGAGCGGTTGGAGCTGCTGAGGCGGGAGAGCATCAGCAACACCGGCGGCAACTGGGTGTGGTGGGTGAAGCGGTCGGAGGACGACCAGGCGCGGGACGAGGACGAGCCAGGGTGGGGGCTGCGCGACTTGGCGACGCGGAAGCTGCGGCATGTGGCGATCAGCAAGCGGTGGAAGTGGGCAGCGGATCGAGGGATCAAGAAGACGACGTTCTCGGCGTTCCTGAACGGCGGGCAGATGGTGCTGCACGGCCGATGGCGGATCGAGTCGACCCCCTGGGATGACAATGTGACGGATTGTTACGACCCGCCAGACTGACCGGCAATGTGTTTTAGGTTGTGACCACAGCCCGAGAGGGCCCACCCCCTGCAGCCCATGGACATCCTCGACTCCACCTACTACCGCGAGCACGGCCGCAAGCCACGGGGGCGCGGCTCCTGGGCCTTCTGCCCCTGGAGCAAGCAGAACGCATCCGACTACCTGGACCACACGGTGTTCAGCCCCGGCGGCATGACGTTCACCGAAGCGAAACGCTGGGCGCGGCTGCACGCCAGCGACCCTGCCTCGCCGCTGGCCGGGGCCCGCACCGTCGCCGTGATGCCCTGAGCGGCACCCCATCCCATCGCATCCCCCACCATGACCCGCACCGTCAAGCTCCGCTTTCAGCGACCGCACGGCGAGCACACCATCGAGATCAAGCCGGCCTGGGCCGGCAAAGGCATCGCCATCCACAAGCCGATCGGCTTTGATCCTGACCACGATCAGCCGTACTTTAAAGCGGTCCAGGGCCTGTGGAACCTCACCCACATCAACACCGGCCTGGCGATGGGCTCCTGCATGGGCAGCCTCGAGCGCGCGAAGGGCTTCGCCCGCGAGTGGGATGAGCGCTTCGCTGCAGTGCAAGCCGGTCAGGCGATGGCACCCCAGCTGATCGAGGCCTGGAAGGCCGTGGCCCAGGAGATGCGCACCGAGCCGCCGCGCAAGCCCCGCCAGCCGGTCCACCGCCGCGGCCGGGAGGCGGCCTGATGTTCAACCCCGACTTCTACCCCACGCCGCCCGAGGTGGCGGCCACCATGCTCGACCCACTCGACCTGCGCGGTCGGGTGGTGGTGGAGCCCTCCGCCGGCTCCGGCAACCTGGTGCAGGCCTGCCTGCAGCTCGACGCAGCAGAGGTGCTGGCAGTCGAGCCCGAACCGAAGCTGCGGGCGATCCTGGCGGCCATCCCCTGCTGCCGGCTGATTGGCAGCGACTGGCTGCAGGTCACCGCCGAGCAGATCAGTCACGCCGACCTGATCGTGATGAACCCGCCCTTCTCGGCGGACGAGCACCACATCCTGCACGCCTGGGCCATCGCCCCGGCCGGCTGCGAGATCGTGGCCCTCTGCAACTGGAACACGGTCTCCACCGACCGGTGGAGCAGCAGGGCCAGCCGTGAGCTCAAGACGCTGATCGAGCAGTACGGCAGCAGCCAGAACCTGGGCCCGGTGTTCGAGGACGCCGAGCGCACCACGCGCTGCGAGATCGGCCTGGTGCGGCTGACGAAGCCAGGCACCAGGCCCAGCGCTGACGAGTTCGACGGGTTCTTCCTGGGGCCCGACGACATCGAGGCCCAGGGCGAGGGGATCATCCCCTACCGCCGCAGCCGCGACCTGGTGAACCGGTACGTGGAGGCCTGCCGGATCTACGACCAGCAGCTGGAGGCCGGCGTGCGGCTGCAGGCCCAGGTGGGGGGCGTCTACAAGGGCGAGCTGGGCCTGCAGATCACGATGGAGGGCTGCGCCGCCAGCCGCAACCGGTTCAGGAAGGAGCTGCAGAAGTCGTTCTGGGAGTCGGTGATCGCCGAGATGCTGCCGCGCGAGATGGCCACCAGCCAGCTGCAGGGCGACATCAACCGGTTCGTGGAGCAGCAGGTCACGGTGCCGTTCACCGAGCGGAACCTGTTCCGCATGCTCCAGATCATCGCCGGCACGACCGACCAACGGATCGACCGCGCGGTGGAGGCAGCATTCGACGAGCTGACGAAGCACACGAAGGAGAACCGCTGGCAGGTGGAGGGCTGGGCCACCAACAGCCAGTACCTGTTCAACCAGAAGTTCATCGTCCCCTTCCTGGCGGAGCCGGACTGGAGTGGCGGCACGGTGAGCCTGAAGCAGTGGAGCGGAAACTTCCCGCGCGTGCGGGACCTGATCAAGGCGCTCTGCTACATCACCGGCCGCCCCTATGCCGAGGTGGAGGATCCCGCCTGCGGGTATGACCGGCTGGAGGCCGGCGTGTGGCACGACTGGGGGTTCTTCGAGTTCAAGGTCTACAAGAAGGGCACCGGCCACTTCAGGTTTAAGGACCTGGAGGACTGGGCCGCCCTCAATGCGCGCGTGGCCCGGATCAAGGGCCTCGTGCTGCCGGAGAAGCTCCGGCGCAAGTCCACCCGCACCACCAAGCGATGACCACCAACATCAACGAGACACTGGCCGACCGCGGCAGCAGGTACGGCGATTTCATGGGCCACTCCGAGGTGACGCAGGACCTCAAGGAGTGCGTCATGGGCCACCTGGCATCACGCGCCAAGACGCTGGCGCCTGATCAGCAGGAGGCGCTGGACATGATCTTCCACAAGATCGGTCGGATCATCAACGGCGACCCGGACTATGCCGACAGCTGGCACGACATCGCGGGCTACGCCCAGCTGGTCGCGAACCGACTGAACGGCAAGGGAGTGCAGTAATGGCTGATCGACTCCAGCCCACCTATCGCACAAAACCCGACGGGGAGGTCGTCATTTGCCTGGGGGATGTTCGCGGCACTGTCAGCAGTTGGCACTTGGTGCCTGGCAAGCTGGCGCAGCTGCGCAGGCTGCTAAGGACTTGCCCCGCCTGCAAGTCTTTGCACGTTCAGATCACGATCACTCACCGCCGCACCTATGGCTACTACCGCCGGCTGGAGTGCTGCGTCTGCGGCCACCGCTGGACTCAACACGAGGCCACCACGGGGCCGGCACCGGCGGAGCGTCAGCAGTGCCCCCAGTGCAGCTCCACCAACACCACGGTGATCGAAAGCAGGGTGACCACCTACGGTCGCCGGCGGCGGGTGTCGTGCCACGACTGCAGCCACCGCTGGACCAACGTGCTCGGCGGGCAGCTGCAGCCGCGGCCGCAGGCCCGCCGGGCTGCCGGTGAGCTGACCGAGGACGAGGTGCGGCTGATCTTGACCGACCACCGATCCGATCGCGAGCTGGCGCAGGTGCTGCTGGTGTCGCGCACAGCGGTTCGCGCAGTGCGCCGGGGTGAGCTCCACGCCCAGGTGGCGCCGGAGCTGCCCCGGCAGCAGGCCCAGCTGGCGCGGCTGAGCTGCACCAGCTGTCGGTTCTGGGATCCCGATGCGGTGCGGCCGTGCAAGGAGGGCTGGCCCGATCCAGAGACGGACGGCCCGGGGTACGCCAACGAGTGCGGCGACTACCTCGCCCGGTCGTGACGGATTGTTACGACCCCCTGCCGCTCACGGCTGGAGTGGCGATGATTGCACCAGCGGCGCACCCCTCTATGCCCTCCCAGCTCGAAGCCCTCGACTACACGGTCAACGGCGTCGACATGCTCAAGCTCAACCAAGCGCTTGAGACTCGCACCGGCCACTATCTGCAGACTGACGGCCACGGCTGGCAGATCCGCACCCCTGCCGACAACCTGTTGGTCGAGTGGGCTGGTGGCACCCAGCCACAGAACGCCGCGGCCTGCGTCAACTACCTGGCCCGCCTGGGCATCACCATCAACTGACCCCTACCATGCTTTCCAAACTCAAAGCCTCCGCCTTGCTGGCGGGATTCATCACCGCGTTCTGGTTCACGCTCAACGACAGCATGGCCACCATGACGCGCAACGACTGCAACGCCGGGATCGCCCGGGCCTGCCGGAGCGTGCAGTGATGTTTGCACTCATCCGCGGCGCGCAGTGGATCTGCGCCCCCCAGGGCGACGGCCAACCCATCCCGCCCGTCATCACCGCCGAGGACAGCCGGAACAATGCCTGGCTGGCCGCCGACCTGAACGAAGCGATCGAGCGCCAGCAGCTGCTGCGGATGGCGTTCGGCCTGTCCACCGAGGTGAGGGCGGTTCGATGAACACTCGACTGCTGAACGCGCAGCCGTGGCGATTCGAGCCCGGCGATCACGTCTACGTCCGCGGCTGGCCCAGCGCGGAGCGTGCGGTGGTGACTGCGCTGATCCCGATGTGGCATGGCTTTCCCAGCTACCTGATCGTGGACAGCGTTGGGATTGAGTGGCACATGGCGCAGCTGTTCCTGAGCCGCTCGCCACTGACCACGACGCAGGAGGTGGAGGGGTGACGCTGATCCACGCCGACACGCACCCCTACGACCTGGGCCCCAGGTGGACGGTTGTGCAGCA